TAACGAGCCCCTCCTAAGGGCTAATTGCAGGTTCGATTCCTGCAGGGGACACCATTTATCAGTTCGCTCCCATCCGTACCAGTCCGCAAAATCCCCTGAATATCAAGCCTTCCGTAGATTAACAGTTCGTAATGGTTCGCGTCAGATCGTTGACAGCCGCACTCCATGACGGGTAAAAAGTGGATAAAATAATTTTACCCACCGGATTTTTACCCATGCTCACCGTTAAGCAGATTGAAGCAGCAAAGCCGAAAGAAAAACCATACCGCCTTCTCGATGGTAATGGCCTGTACCTTTATGTCCCTGTATCCGGGAAAAAGGTATGGCAGCTTCGCTACAAGATTGACGGTAAGGAGAAAATCCTGACCGTCGGAAAATATCCGCTTATGACTTTGCAAGAGGCAAGGGATAAAGCATGGACCGCGAGGAAAGACATCTCGGTTGGCATCGATCCGGTAAAAGCGAAAAAGGCTTCGTCTAACAACAATTCCTTTAGTGCGATTTACAAGGAATGGTACGAGCACAAGAAGCAAGTCTGGTCAGTAGGCTATGCAACTGAACTTGCCAAAATGTTTGATGACGACATTTTACCCATCATCGGCGGTCTTGAGATTCAGGATATTGAGCCGATGCAACTGTTGGAAGTAATCCGCAGATTTGAAGATCGCGGTGCAATGGAGCGAGCCAACAAAGCACGCAGAAGATGCGGCGAGGTTTTCCGTTACGCTATTGTCACCGGAAGGGCTAAATATAACCCGGCACCTGACCTTGCAGACGCCATGAAAGGATACCGCAAGAAGAACTTCCCGTTTCTTCCAGCAGACCAGATCCCTGCATTCAACAAAGCACTGGCAACATTTTCAGGAAGTATCGTATCGCTCATTGCGACCAAAGTTTTACGCTACACTGCCCTAAGAACGAAAGAGCTTCGTTCCATGCTATGGAAGAACGTCGATTTTGAAAACAGGATTATCACCATCGACGCCAGTGTGATGAAAGGACGCAAAATTCATGTGGTCCCGATGTCAGACCAGGTGGTTGAACTTCTCACTACGTTAAGCTCCATCACCAAACCAGTATCAGAGTTTGTTTTTGCCGGGCGAAACGATAAGAAGAAGCCAATCTGCGAGAATGCGGTGCTGCTTGTAATCAAACAAATCGGCTATGAAGGTCTGGAAAGCGGTCACGGATTCAGGCATGAATTCAGCACGATTATGAACGAGCACGAATGGCCCGCTGATGCTATTGAAGTGCAACTGGCACATGCCAACGGCGGATCTGTGCGCGGGATTTACAACCATGCTCAGTATCTGGATAAGCGCAGAGAAATGATGCAGTGGTGGGCTGATTTCATTGACGGAAAAGCATGAATCATTAGCGCAAGACGAATCTTAACCTGTGATGATTTTGAGTTGTTTTGCGCTAATTTTTGCCCCATCCATGCCCCATCACATCAATTTATTAGTTTGTTAACACAGACCCACTTATGATTATTGCATTTGACGTACTGGTTATGTTTGGCATCCAAACCACACCGTTAGTATCGATCATCGCAGATCCATAGTTCGTACCAGCAGTATTCGAAACCTGTGCTGCACCTCCATATAACAGCCCTCCAAATGACGGAAGTGTCGTTTTTGATAGACCATGTTCACATGAAAGATAGTTTGTTGGCGACACTTTAACCGAAAAAGATACAATCTTATTATTTCTTGTAAATTTTCCTTCAATTAACGCACCTCCTGGAGCTGTCCAACCAGGGATCCCAGGTATAAAGTCGCGACAACTCAAATCTCCTGTAATTGTTAAATAGTTCTGAATCCAGGAATCAGAACCAGCTATTCCTTTTGTTAGTTTTTCTGAATACACATTAGTTATTTCTGTGTGCCCATTGACGCCTACAGCATTAATATCAGATGTCACATTACCTACCTGCGAATGTGATACTGGGTTTTCTATCAAAATATTACTATTGGCACCGGATGTGCCATCCAACTTAACCAGGGCTCCATCTATGTCTCCAGTAAGATTTCCATTCCCTGCGCCATATGGGGAGGTAAGAACTACTTGAGAACACCCTGTAGTTAGATAAAAAACACCTAACTTATTTCCTTCCCCTGCGCAGTTGATAGCAGTAAACCCTTCAACAGAATGCAGTATATAGCCATACCCAGAAACTTCACTTCCTTCACTTGCACAAGTGTTCATAGAGCAATAGATACAATTTTGGAAATAGAAACAACCACCAATGCCATAACAGTTTTCAAACAGCAATGAAGTACATGCCGGTTGCACACAGAAAGAAGGGCCACCTCCATGCATCCACACTTTGCAATGAGAGATATTCCCCATGAAAGCACAGTCTGTGCCATCAGATTCCCCAAAGCGGATACCTTGCCCCCCAGGTCCAGTATCGGAATCCACAGTAATACCAGTTAATCTAAAATCATCTATTTTAGTCAGCCATAAAGCGACTGACATCGAACTACCACCGGCACGATGCGATATATGAAAATCTTCTAAAACCAGACCTCTTACTCCCTTAAAAGTAATGGCACGCGAATTTTGCGGTATAGAATCAAAATTTAAATAGCAAAGGTTTTTAGTTTTGGCATTTGCCATATGATTATAAGAGCCAGTACCTGTTATTTTCAGGCTCGCCTCATCATTAAAGTCAATAACAAGTGGTTTTGAAAATTTATATTTACCACTTAAACTAATTTCTTTACCCCGTGCAGCAGCGATGCATTTTGTAAATGCTGCATGGCAATCAACGGTATCAGTAGGATCTGCTCCCCACCATTCGGGTTTGTAGCTCCCTTCTATTACCCTCTTCCATCTCCTACCGGAAGCCCCAACCAAAATGATTCCATCATCATCATCGCTCGTAGTGTCTGTATCATCTAAATAAAACCATCCTTCTCCGCCATCAAATAACTCTAACCTCCCAAGGCAATATATTTTTTTTGATTTCTCAGAATAAGTTCTTATATCAGAAAAATACGCTCCTCCAACCAGCGTTGAGCCATAAACATCGGCTAGGCGATTTGTGAACTGATCCGGGTCGTACTTCAGCACATTTGGGAATTTGAACTGCTGTGCACCATACGCATCATAAACAGCCATAGAATGGCCTTGCACAGTTACGAATTTGGCAATCTGTCCGTTATATACCGGGTAACCAGCAGCGTTAATGATGATTGGTTGCGATACAGGAACGTGAGAACCGTCTTCGTTCTCCACATAAACCTGAATCTGGTTTTCAGGATTTACCGGGTCAGTGTCAATTTTGCCGATATAAATTTTGCCATTGGCTACGGCTTTAAAAGAACGCGCCATAGTGAAGAGTTGCGAAGGCATGCTTACCACAACATTTGCGGTGATATCTGTCATTTAATTTGCTCCAGATACAAGGAATCGCCGCAGCATGGCTACGGTGAATTTTGGGCATAAAAAAACCCAGCCGAAGCTGGGTCGTTGCGTTGGTTATCTGTCAGTAGTTATGTACTGAAGGAGGTAATTCTTTATTCTTAAGTCTCATCCATGCGGAAAGATTCGTCGGTCCGCCTGGCTCATTAATATCAACATCTCGTGTGTGGTTTATTAAAACGTCTCTCGCCATTCCGATAACATACGAGAATTCATGACCGTAGTCGTAGCATCTGCCGGAATAGTTCGATTGAATTTGTTTTAGCGCCGGATACAGTTCGCGGAATAATGCCTGTGAGCGGTTGGCATAATCCCATAACCATACAAGGCTGTTTGCTTCTTTTGCAGAAAGCTCGTTTGTTTTCTTCTCTTGTTTGCCAATGAACTCACCTTCAAGTGGAACTCGAGCTGCAAGTGATAGTGCTTCGGTAAACTGCTCCTCACTGATTTCTTTGTACGAACATCCAAAATGGGATTTCAGTGACGACCACATGGTGATCATCGCCTTCGCCTGTTTTTCTTTTGGCAGAGACTGACCGCGACTCATGACGAGTTGTTTAATGGCTTCCTGCTGTTCAGTGGTAATTTTACCCGGCAACGCCTTTTTAGCTTTGCGTGGGTTAACTACATGGCCTTTAGTCCAGTAGTCATGCAGCACGCTAAAGCATTCCTCCTGGTACTGAATCAGTTTATCGCAGATGTCAGCACGAACTTTCTCAGGGTTGATGCTGAACAGCCATCCATTTAACTTCTTCAAAGGAAGGCAGAGTAGCTTACGAAGCTTTCCATCAGCAGCAACCATATTCATATGAATACATTTGAACTTATCTAGTTGTTTCATAAGTTTTTGTTGCTGAGTACCCCAGCTCATTCCGAGGTTTTCAACGATTGGCTTCATCGCAACATATGCAACTCCGGCAGCCATGGCGGTGATAATTTGCTGACCGTTGAATGGTACGTAAGAGGTGTTCACTGCTTCTAAAATTGCTATACTATTCATGTTGGTTTTTCTCCACGGATTTACTGACAACCGAAGCCCTGACTGTTCCCGCAGTTGGGGCTTCAACTTTACGCGCCAATGCGTCCTTCCTTCTTAAAACTTTCCATTACTCTCTGATAAATCTCAGAGTTAACAGACCGACCATTCTCTTCCGCCACCTTGCGTACCAAATCCAATACTTCTTTAGGCCACCGCAAATTGAACTGCGGCATTTTGCTCATTCCTTTCATATTCACCTCACAATATAGGTCCACGGTGGACCTATTGAGAATATAGTAGAGTGCTTCTATCATGTCAATACACTAACTTGGAGTGATGGCATGGCTAGAGATGATCCGCACTTTAACTTCCGCATGCCTTTGGAAGTAAGAGAAAAATTAAAATACAGAGCAGAGTCAAATGGTAGATCAATGAACTCAGAATTGTTGCAAATCGTCCAAGATGCTCTATCGAGACCATCTCCTGTAAAAGGTTATCGCAATGAAGCTGAACGATTAGCCGAGATGCAGGCTGAACAGTTCAAGTCTGTGGTATTTGAGACACTTAAAAACATGTATGGCAAGGATGCAAAATGATCGATTACAACCCAGCAAAAAAAGAAATCATCGCAGCTAAAAAGTGCCTAGAGCAGATGAAATCATCTACAAACCATGATGATTTTGAAATGCACTGGCGAGAATGTCTTGGGCATATAGAAAAGTCTTTCAGTAAGTTGCTCTGTGCAACAAAGCCGGTTAGTGGAAAATTTAGCAGCCACTTCAACCAAAAGTTCATGCTTAGAAAAACAGACAAAACACTTGCTTACCTTCACCAAGCAAGAAATGCTGATCATCATTCCACTATGGAAATCTCAAAGCTTGAACCTCCTTATACTACTCTTGGGGCATTTCCGGGAGCAAGAAGCCATTATATTAAAGAGTTAATCATTGATTCAACAGGGGAAATAGCAAAATACGAAGGCGACCCTATGATAGTTGAGTTTCATCCAGCAACAACTATGCCTATAACCGTAAGAAACCAAGGCAAAGATTATCCACCTCCAACAGAACATCTTGGCGAAAAGCTTGTTGATATACATCCATCTGTTCTTGCCTATCTCGGTATACAATTTTATGAAAAATGGATAGATGAGTCGTGTGCAACGTTTAGATAGTTATTTTTGATAATTTCAAGTATTTCCTCTTGACTTTGATTTACCCAAACGTGATCACACTCATGAAACCAGATTATGCTTCCTGTTTCGCCTTGTGCAATATAGGTGATCATGTTTTCATTAACAATTATTACTGAGTTATCATGTGCGCAATTTAGTTTTATCAATTTGCATATCCTATCGTGATAAAGTAACTAGAAAAACTAAAGAGGTTGGTGTGAAGCAATTTCTTGCTGCTATGTTCTTATTCATATCTTTTGGGGCTACAGCAGAGTGCTGGGTCGTTGGAGATATGCGCGGAATAAGCTATTCAGAACGAAATAATTTCCATCCGGAAGAAGATGGTTTTAGTGGAACATTCATCATTAAGACAAGCGGTGAAGATGCCAGCATCACATATTCTGGGACAGATGCGGGCGGCATGGCTTACAAAGCATTGTCTAAAAACTCCATCATAGGAATCGGCGCGAATGGCGAAACTCAACGCGTTATCGACTCATGGGTAATACATCCTACTGGAACAGTTTTAATGTCAAAAACCATTTCCGGTTATGGAAATATGGATTCAACCAAAGCTTTTGTTGGAAAAGTAAAAAGAAAATGTTAGCGATTGAATCCAATTTCCCATACGTTACTGCTGTGTTGCCTCAGTAGCAAACAGCGGTCTGATGGCATTCGCAGCGTTATTTATCGCTCTTTCATAGGCTGGTGTTCCTGCTTTGGTGTTTGCCAAACGAAGAAGCATATTCCTTGCTGCTTTGGACTCATACAAGCGCATCATTGCACCAAAACCAGCCTCAAGCCCCATTGATACGCCAAGGGTCGCAGTTGCGCCAATCGTCCTTATCCTGTTGGCTTGCGATTGCCCCGTCTGAGTTACTACATTTGCGGTGTCTGACCTTGCTGTTTGCTGTAGAACTTCATGAAGAGCATCAAGCTCTTTCATGTGCTTTCCAGAAAAAATAGTGTTGTAAATTTCACCGCCTGACTGAGATTTCAGCTTATTAACTTCAGTGATGAACTTGGCTGGAGAGTCCCCGGCCTTTTCCGCTATTTTGCTGACGTAAGCTGCACGCATAGCATCTTTCCCCTTATCATCCAGTGCGCTCCAGATTCGTTTCACGTCAGATGGTTTTCTGCTTAATACAACGGTATTTATAAGTTCAGGACTGGCTTCACTGCTTGCCTTGTTGAGCTTGTTGGCAATGTTTTTATTAAGCACCTTATTATAAACGTTTGCATAATCGGAATTTGCTTTAAGGTATTTTGCTGCGTCTGATGCACCGAGGTTTTTAGCAACTGCGTTACGAAGGTCTTTTGACATTGCATTCTCTACCATATTGGTAGCTGCTTTTGCCTGGTTGGGGAAGACCATAGCATCTCCCTGAACATTAGATCTAAATGCTGTTCTGTGCTGACGCAAGAGATCAAACGTAACATCCAAATCAGTTGCAGGGTTTGCTAATTCTTCACGTAGGTTACGCAAGGATGTAAGCAGGCTTTGATTGGCAGACGTCCCAAGCCGTTCCTGTCTTGCGATCGCTGTATTCAGAGCATTCATGGTATTTGTGGTATCAACTGCGGCATTACCCATTTTATTGGTGACGTCATTGATAACAGCGCCAGCGGCATCCTTCCGCCCCCTTAACGTGGTGGTAAGAGATTTCACCACATCATCAGGGTTGTACTCACCAAAACGGTCAAAATAATTGCTTACCAGCTTACTACGCGTTGCATATTGCTCAGCTCGCTTTGAGCCTGTCCCGAGCAAAGCCCCCTCAGCATCCTGAGTAAGTCCGCGAGTGAAAGCATTTTTCGGCGGGATAACATCAGATGTCATTGGTGTCACGCCCATCGATTCTGATGTGGCAATTTTCTTCGCCACTTCTGGCGCAATATCACCTTTTATAGCCGTTATTCCACGCCCTATTCCCTTTGCTGCTGCGGAAAGAACACCCTGAGCGGCAAGGTTAACTCCGGCATTTTTAGCTGCATTTTGTGCGAAATCGCCTTTCTGATTTGCGGCCTCTGCCAGTGATCCAATAGCCATGCTTCCTGCCGTTCCAACTCCTGGAACTAAATACCCGCCAATTGTTTCTCCAGCTTGCGCATAAGGGTCTGTCGGTCGCTCGACAGGGCGATAAACATCATTCAAAACCTTGGGGCCGCCAAGCCCCTGGCTGATTGCATTAATCAGACTTGCGCCACCCTGCAATACGTCAAATGGTATGTTTACCAGACCACGACCAGCCTGTTCTGCAATTTGCCCTGCACTTTGACCACCTGTGAGCCAATCACCAGCTTGTTGCATCAATGATGGTTCTTCCCGTGTTGGTGCATTATTGGCCTGATTAACTGTTTGTTGCTGAACAGCCTGACCAGCAAAATACTCATCAATGGCGGTGCCAATATCTTCGGTGCTCGTACCATCAGGAAAGGTAAATGTCTTACCGTTTGCAGTTACTTTCATCATTCCACCGTAAATTGAATGCCTGATTTTGAGGTATATGATCCAACCTGATTCCGTGGTTCTCCTGAAGGTGTTGAATCTTGTGCTGGCGCTGCGTCAGTATTCATTGACATATACCGCTTAACGGCACTCCCCAATGATTCACCTTTTTTAACATCCAACCCCAATATCTGACCGCCATTACGCGATTGTCCTGGATTGCCATTCGCGCTCATCCACTCGGCTTTAAACTCATTAAACTGCGCGTTTCGTCGCTCAAGGTTTGCCATCGCATCAAGCCATCTTGCGACCGTCTCAGGGTTATCCATGTCAGTTGGTGCACCCTGCCGAACGATCTCAACGTCTTTATCCGTTGCGGGGCCGGGAGGTAGGAATTTAAGAACCTGACTGTTAACAAGGGCATTTTGGCGGATGCGCAAATCACGCAATGTTGTATCGCTTCCGGTAAGTTTTGCGAACATGTTCTGTGCGTTACCGAACAAACCTGTCGTTGGTTTTTCTGCTCTGAACTGTTGAGCAAGCGCACTCATGGAATTGGCTGAGTTTGATGATGCTGTAGCATTGTTTACAGCCGTCTCGATGCCTTTTTCCATGTTTACTGACAGCTTAGGTGCTTCGCTAATCAACTGCTGAGCCTTTTCCTGTGCTTGCTGCATCTTAAACCCGAACTCTTGCTGATCCAGAGCCAAGCGTTGTGCTGCGATATTGTGTCCAGTCATTGCTGACTGATAGGAAAGGTTTTGCCCTCTCGCCTGAAGTGCTTCTCCAGCCTGATTGCTGCGGATTGTCTCTGCAAGTTTGCCTCGGTCAATTTCACGACCAGCCATCTTGTCCTGAACAGCAAACGCCTTTTCTGGTCCAAGCGCACCGAGAGACATAGTAGTCAACATGTGTGATAGCTGCTCTGGATTCTGGATACCTGTCTGAATCATCCAGTCAGCATTCGCCCCCACGCGATTTAACCTGTCCTTGTTGTCAGTAATGAATTTACTGTAGGCTTCCGGTCCCTGAGAAAGAGCGACGTTAGCCCTCATGGCTAAATCGCCCATATCGTTGCGTTGCTGATCATTAAGACCGGAAAACGCCTGTTGTGCCTGTGCAACAAACGCTGGATTTTCCTGGGCAAACTTAAATAGTCCCGATGGATCACCAGAAGCCCATGCATCAGCGTGAACCTTATTGAACGCACTAATCGCTTTCTGTTGCTGTTCCTGATTGTAAATATCAGCAACTCCAGCCAGACCACGTAACGCGGTCAGACCAACGTTATTTGCACCTGAGCGAGCCAGTTCATTGTTTTCGCGGATCAGACCAAGCGTTGCGTTAATGTCGCTTGCCTTTGGCGCATTCTCATTTTGCGTACCGATGCCAGCCAGAAAACCACCAGAATTAATACCCTGTTGCCACGTAGCCATTGATTACTCCTTAAAACAACGAGCCAAGCAGACCAAGACCGCCGCCGATCGCAGCCCCCCACGGAGTTGATGAGCCAATTAATTTCGCAAGTCCGGCCCCAGCAATAGCACCAGACGCACCTCCGCCAATAGCAGATTGCATTGCTGATGGTCTGTTGGCATTTGCCGCTGCAAGAGCCGCACTTTGCTGCGAAATCTGACTCATGTTGTTGGCATATGTCTGCCCGGCGTTTGCCTGACCTTGCAGTGCGCCAAGACCAATATTTGCCAGATTCTGGTAGTTGTTCATCTGACCAGATAGCCATTGCTGACCAAGCGTTGGTGCGATTGTTGCTAACTGATTACTGGTTGCGGTGGAACCCAATCCACCTGTTGCTTCCGCTGCCGCCAGACTCTGATAGCGAGCCTGACCAGCAAGATCTTTGTACTGCTGAGAGTTGTAATACTGGTTAAGCGCCTGACCTTGCCCCTCCAGAGACGATAAGTTTTCGAGGCTTCCGACATACTTATCAGCCAGAGGAGTAAACGGCTTCAGGTTGTTCATGATGGTGTTGAACTGCTGATTTTGCAGGTCTGCGGCATACTTCTGAGCTTCTGCGGCATACTTTGCGCTTTTATCAGAACTGCCACCTTTCCCGCCTTTTTCAGGGCAATAAGGTTCCTCGCCGCGCAGTTTTCTGCCCAGCTTAAATGCATATAACATAGCTATCTCCCGTGATTCAGGAAGTCGATTAGTTCTTCGCGTGTGGCGCTGTAAAACGTCACGTCATCCACGCCTTTGAAGTATTTCTTGATGGTTCCTACACGATTAAGGCCAATCATTGCGCAATACATCTGACCGTGGCGGAATTTGCGTGCAGCGAACGATGTGACGCACTGAACGGTGGTGTTAGTCAGAATGTATCGCCAGAACGCCAGCCCGATTTCCTTGCTGAATCCACGAACCTCTGGCAGGTACATGGCGTGGCAATCGAATGTCAGCGGCTGAATCTCCTGATAGTAAACAATGCCGCCGAACTGCCCGTGCACGTTCACCTCAAAGTAACGGCAATCAGGTTTGTAGTCGTATCCATCACCGTTGTTGCTCCCGGCAATAATGTCAGGGTGATTTCCGACTGCTTCGATCAGGTCGATGTTTCGCGTTGGTTTGAACTGAATCATCACTGCTCCGCGATTATCTTGATGGTTGTGGCAGTAAACGCCGCACCATTTGACTGGATGGTTAACGTACTGCCATTTGTGGCAAGAGATCCGTCTTTATCCACGCTGAAGAACGTAGCTAACAGGATGTTGTCGGTTGTTGTCGCCGCATTACGACTGCTGACCAGTGTGTCAGGAACAGAGCCGGAAAATGTTAGCTGCATTGACCTGTTGGTGGTTCCGCTGGGCCACGTCCCGACAATAGACAGCTTGAAGAACAAAGTTTTGTTCTCGTTGAACACAACCATCTTGTTGTTAACGGTGTCGAAGAATGGTGCCAACGTGCCGGATGACGGCGTGAGCGTTTTCAGCAGGCTAACAAGGTTGGTAGGCGCTGTCGGGATTGTTACTGATACGCCAGAGTAAACAACCTCTGATTTCTTACGAGTAGTGGCATACTCAAGAGCATCGATGCGCGTTTCATGTTCCTGAAGAGTTGATTCTGCCTGGCTGATTCGCTCCTCATGATTAACAAGCGTTGCTTCCGCAGCAGAAATTCGCTGCTCATGGTCAGCGAGAATCACATCCTGCTCATCGTTCCTGACCTGTGCATCATAAGCGCCCTGTCCGGCCTCGTTGGCCTTGTTAGCCACGTTACCAACATCAGTGCCCTGTGCGATAACGTAAAGCAGATACGACTGCGAGAAGATATTGCGTGGAAGGACTGATGTGTCGAGCCGTGCAGCCTGAATGATTACCGGCACATTGAGATTCGAATCCGCCATTACTCAATCCTTATCTGGCAGCCAGACAGAGTGACAGGTGACTTCGTGATAACGCGCAATTTGAAGCCAATGTTTTTCCTGATGCGCCCGACACGCTTCCACAAAACACGCTTGTCGTAAACGAACGGTTCATTCTGTTCAATCATCTGCTCACGCCCGTAATTTATGCCGTCAGTGGTTGCAGAGAGGAACAGGCGGTCGGCGTACTGAGCTACGCCAGTGGATGATTCCACCTCCAGATCGAAGCATCTGGCGTTATCCGCTTTGAACAGTGGAGTAAACAGCAGGTGTTCCTGTTGCTTGTCGTACTGGCTGCTGATGTCGAATTGCAATTTCCCGGTCACGGACTCCAGTTTATCGCCGCACGTTATCTGATTGCCTTCGTAAATGAAGTCGATAGCGCGGTACACATCGTCATACAGACCTGTTTTCAGCACACACCATTGCGGACCATTGGCGCTTGAAGATGCGTCGTACACGAGAACATGGCGCGGAAGGTGGATAATCAGCAACTCATGAGCATCAAATCGCAGCGATTCCATCACACCATCAGCCAGTTCATCAGCAGTGTAGGAGCGGAGGATTTTCTCAATGCTCGCGCTGGCGATTGGTGACACCTGACCGGAGCCGATGATGTATACAGACGGCGCACCTGTTGCCGGATTGCTGATGAACGCATACGAATCAGCGAATGGCGTTTTGCAGTAAGTCCCGGCAATGCCTTTCTGCACCATCAGTGATGGCTGTGCGACATACAAAGCAGCACCAACTGTGGTTGCGCCAGTCAGGGAGAAATATTCAATCGTCGATGAACCAAAGCAGACGATGAAGTCTCGCCATGTTCCTATGCCGATGATGCCGTCAGGCTGCGATTCTGCGCGATATTGTGCGCTGTAACGGTCAGGATGCGATTCGTCTTCAAGGTCAGTGATAAACCATGAATCAGTGCCGTCTTTTGACCACGCATAACGCCCACGTAAGCGCGTAATGTCGCGGACTGATCCTAACTCATACTGCGTGAATCCGCTGTCTGTAGGCCAGTTTGAGACGGTTTTAATCGTGCCATCATAGCGATACTCGACCAGTTTCCCGTTAACCCCTACCGCCTGTGATATACGACCATGCGCCATTGATACGCGACCACTTCCGGCAACGTCACCGACTTCACTTTCTCCTTTGTACAGCTTGCCACCACACACACGATAAACAGCATTCTGCGCCATGTTGTACTCGACGCCGCGAGATACACCGTTCACATCAGAACGTTTTGCAATGCCCGGGAATGAGCGAAGATATCCCGATGAATTCAACACCTCCTTGGGCGTAGCTAAAAGATTGACTGGAAGTTGGTCTATATAATCAGCATTAACCGCACTTTTCCCCAATCCCTTCATTAGTGGTAGTTGTTGTATTGCCATTGGAATCAACCTTTATATGAACCCAGTTAGCATCACGCTTTAGCCTACTTGCCCAGGTCTTAGATATCCCGTACTTAGCCGCAATTACTGACAAGCTTTCTTTTGATGACTTGATTGCAAGAACATCGTCATCACTCAACTTGTGTTTTGGGTGCTTGGTTCCGAAAAACTTGATTGGCTTCTTTAATCCGGTGGCGTATGCATGTTTGATGTTTTCGCTTTGAGTGCACCACTCAAGATTATTGACGTTATTATTGAGTGGATTGCCATCAATATGATTTACCTGAGGCTTGTTTTCAGGATTTGGCAGGAATGTCATTGCAACGATTCGATGGGCAAAAGTCCATTTTGCTCCGATATTATAAAGCACCCTTCCCTGATTGATTTTAGGCTTTAACCAGCGCCCCTTTCTGAGTTGCGTGCTGCCATGCGCAGCCTTAACAACACGTGAGTGAGAATATACCCTGCCATCTTCTGTTACGGCATAAACACCTTCAAATCCAGGTATATCTTTAGCATTCTCAGAAAGCATATCTACTCCTTAAAGTTTCGATTTTTCATGTACTTATTATATCAAAATTGCCAGCATATTCACTGGCAGATAGTCGATATAGTCAGCGTTTCGGAAATCTTTGCCGACACCTTTCATAAGCGGAAGTTGCTGAATCGGCATTTATTCACCTCACGTACTCGGATCATCTTTCTCGATGTAAAACCGATTCCACGTAAACGCGCTTTTGTTACCACTACCGCGAGGCATGTCATTTCGCCGCTCAAGTGGTGGTATTTTGGTTAAAGCGATACAGATTGTCTGATATGCACAGTCAGCAGCGGTAAGGAGAGCATCCGACGGCTGAATGACGTTATCCATGCACACTTGCACAGCGAGTTTCAAAGCGACGCCATCATTTGCCCATGCAGGGATACCTGAATCATCGTCAGGTAACGGCATGATGCCGTTTTCTGTATCAGCAAACTGATACCCAAGCTCGATACCTTTCGCCTGCCATGCTGCCATCATGTCTTCGAGGTCATTAATGGCATCTTCAATTGCCTGAGGGTCAGCATCTGTCAACGTGGCATTGGAATACAGCCCGGCTTTTCGTAAAGCCTTTAGAACGAGATCACCCTTCGTTTTCGCCATCTTCTTCCGCCTTAGCCACTTTTTGCTTCGTTGCGGTTTCTTCAGGAGTTTTTACCCAACCTTTTTTCAGGTGAGATTTAACTTCTTCGTCATCAACAATGATGTAATCGACAGCAAACTGACCACAGGTGATCATGTTGCCAGGCTTATAGAGCATTGTTCGTGCCATTGCCTTCTCCCAATAAAAATGGGGCCGAAGCCCCACCAAAATTACTGCCCGGCAATAACGATGCCCGTATATTCAGGAACCAGTACCGAGCAACCGTACAGAGTGGTGAAACGAGCTGTGGTTACACCTTTGATGTGGTCGAAGGCGTAAGACATGATCAGCGTAGCGCCCTGCTCGGTGGTTGCTGTCATTACCTGTGGACCCTGACCAGTCGGGAACGCCAGTTTGCCGTACATCAGTTCAACAGAACCATCAGCCCAGAACAGGTTAGCCGGTGCGGCATTTTTGTTGAGAATGGTAATTGCTGCACCATTTGCCGCGTTAGCATCAACGTTTGCATATGGTCGGCTGGCGACATCCGCGTTGTCAGGCGGCAGAATTTTCGGGGAGATAGTTACTGTCGTTCCGCTTACTGCCAGAACGCGGAATACCTGCGGCTGCCCGGTGGTATCTTTGGTGATCTGGTGTACGGAATTCACCCCTGCAATGGTGAACGCATCGCCAACCTGCAAACCAGATGCAGATACCGTAATGGTCCCCTGTCGGTTATCCACTGGCATATCGTTGGCATCTTTCGCTTCAACCTTGTGCGCAGGTTCAGCCGCCAGCGTCAGGGAAGTTGCTGTACCCTTCGGAACACGACCAGAAATATCGGTCTTGTAGCTATCAAAGGAAGCAACCGGAGGGATCTGCGCTTTTTCGTATGCTGTCAGGGTTGCGCCCTGAGCATAGGCACGGTGACCAAGCTCGCCAGCAAGGTCTTTGTAGTTGAAGGGGTTCCAGAAAGAGCGGCGGTTGATACCCTGTGGTACACCAATCGCCGTCATGGTGGCATCAATACCTGCCGCACAGTTCCACAAATCACGGCCCTGTGAACCAGTGGTTGAGTCAGCCATTGTGATCACGTTAGTAGCACGCTGCGTGACCATGGAAATCAGGTCAGAGTCAATCTGTGCAGCAAGGCGCATACCTGCGGCGCGACCAGCTTCAGTTTTATGCTCAGGGTCACGCATTTCACGCGCATCCAGAGTGTACAGAATGTTTTTCGGCTCCTTGAACACAGAAGGAACAAGGCGCTGAACCAGTGCTGTTGGCGTTTTGCTGCTGAGATCGAGGCCTTCTTCAATGTTCATGTGGTAATGCTGCGGACGATACAGAACATCACCTGCTCGCTGCATTGCTGTATCACCGGGACGGAATTTTTTAGCGTTACGGGAAACTACGCAGGCGGCCTCAAAGCCTTCAACGTAGTTTTCGAACATGATTTCAAGGTCTTTTGCTAATTGGTTAGCCATGCTTAATGCTCCGATAGGTTATTTTTTTGCCTTTTTAGCGGCGAAATACGGCGTCCAGTCACCAGTTTCCAGCGCCTTGGCTTTCAATTTGTCGAGGTTGTTGATTACTGCGCCGTTGCTCCCCTTAACTGTCGGGGTTGTGGCTGCCGTGGTTTTTGCTTTTGGCATGATTCTGGCCTTCGATTCGATACGTTCCAGCAGACGACCAATTGCTACGGGGTTGGTAGCTTCTGCCAGTTGCTTGCGCAGTTCAGCGTTGCGACCGAGCGCCAGAACAACGATTTCCGGCTTCTCTGACTCAAACAGGATCGCGTTTTGTGTCTCGATGGGAATTTCCTCGAGTACGGCCTGCTCAGCTTCCTGATAGCCAGGAACTTTGAGAGCCTTAACACGTTGCTGATATTTGGATAATCGATCTTGATAGGCAGCCTGAAGCTCCTGCTCCTTCTGCTTGCGAGCCATCTCCTGTTGCTGGTACTTGCCGTTATCCTCTGCCCACTTAGCCATGCGTTGCTGGTAGATTTCTTCATCGAAACCGATGTCCTCATCATCCAGTTTTGGCATTCGCGGTGGTTGAGTGATTACCGGCTGCTGCTCGACGGGTTTCTGAGACTGACGCATCAGCTCTTTCAGCTCACGGTCTTTCTCTTTAATCGTCTTGCGCAGGTGTTTTACCAGTCCATGCTCTGCGCCATCTTCGCTGGTTGGCGAATCCAGCTTTTCGTCACCAAAGTAGAATTCCTGTTCTGATTCGTCGTCATCAGTGTCAGTATCTTCCTCTGCATCATTTCCTGAGGACTCACTGCCATCTGCTTTTTCGACTTCTTCAGCCAGTTCGACATCATCAGGAATCTGCTCTGACGCGTCGGGTTCGATTTCAACTTCTGGTGTGTTTTCTGCCATCTGGTCCATTTGTTACCCCTGTTTACTCGATGTTCAGCCCATCGGAAGGCAATAGGGTGCCAGGCCTCATAAAGACAGCCATTGCACGTTATGAGTTAATTACTGCTGTGCTTGTTGCTGAGTTGATTTTTGCAGGATGCTGCTGATGTCCATGCGCTGCGCATGGCCCTGTGCCTGACTTTTCAGGACAAGCTCTGCATCAGCACGGGCATTGTCTCCTTGCTGTTGCTGGAACTGTCCGAGCAGTTTCAGAGCCTCGCGGATATCAGATTTCTGCTGGCTATCGGCAGATGCGAGGATTTTCACAACGTTTGCCGCTGCAACCTGAGCATCAGTCTGTGCCTGGAATGCTTTAACCTGAATGGCTGCCTGTTCGTTCTGCGCTTTCTGCAATTCAGCCTGACCTGCAAGAAGCTGACCTTGCGCTGCAACCATAGCCGGATCTGGCTGACTGGCCTGTTGTTGTTTCGCCTGCTCAACCATCTGCTGTTCTTCTGGTGTTCTCGGCTTGATAACTCCAGACAGAAGCAACTGATTGCGGTTGTATTCTTTCAGGTCGTCCATCCCTTCGCCGTCCATATTGTCGAGAATCATCGACGATACAAGGTCATGCTTCGGCGTTCCTGGCGGGATAAGTGCCAGCATGGAAAGTAACGACTTAACCGTTGCATCACGGCGAGTAGCGAACGACTGACCGACATCGACAGTCACTTCATAGTTGCCCTGCGAAAGGTCATTAAGCGCGATAACCTGCCCTGTCTGACGGTCAACCACTTCACCAGTCATCAGCGCCACGTCATCGCTGCCGTCCTCATTAACGATACGCATCGGCGTATCACTGCCATAGACCTCACGCGCCATAGAAAGCCACACAACGCCAGCGCGACGCATGGATTTAGCCATGTTGTCCATGTAGATATAGGACTGCGTATCCATCCGGTTAAAGATGCTATCAACGGTATCGGTGGCGACGTTGCTCGGCATGTTCTCAAGCTGCGACGCACCTGTAATTTGCTGAATAGCCGTTCCGGTGTACTGCAATAGCCCGGCAAGAGCTGGAGGCATTTGTGTCGGAGGCGTATAACTGCTGACCTGAGCCTGCGCAGTAATATCTCCGTTTTTGTTTTTCAGACTGACCATCGGCAGGAACGCCGGGCGCTTTTTGTTGCGCTCTGCCCAATGAGTGGCGAGAGGACCAGGAATCATGTCAACATCAACTACAGGAATGCCATCACCGCCAGCCTGAGTAGCGTTATCTGCAATCATGGAAACCATCAGGTTCTCAAGACGCTGCGCATCCATCGCTTTTGCTGCGTGGCCTTCGATTCGCTCCTGATTATCAACAAATGAACGACGCCCATATACCGGGATGAGAGGAATATGTTCGCCCGGAATACGCTTCGGCTCTTCCAGCCATTCAGCACCAGACAGAAGACCGCAATAAACTCGGCGTTTCTTCACTGTCCGCTCACCAATCAGTTCGAATGCGCCATCGGTCAGCTCGTCAACAACATCTTTGATTTGCTCTTCATCATAGATTGCCGTTTCTCCGCTAACAGGGTTGCGCCACGCCGTGAGCTTCACCTTCTCTATGCGAACTTCGTAGTAGCGTCCAACATAGATGGCATCTGGCGTTGACCAGTCATATTGAGTGCCAGTGTCATCTCGAGAAAGGCTTGCCGCGATGGAATCAGGGTATTCAGCCTCGAACGCTTTGGGCGTCATGGAGAACATTTCCATAGCCCACATAGCATCAGAGCGGTCATATTGTTTGCTGTCCTGATCGAAGAAGACGCATGTCGCTGGGTCGTAAACAGGAAGAAGGCTGATGCGTCGCTGCTCGTTACTCGGATCCATTTCATCTTCGTAATCGGCACACATGCGGAAACAACCAAATCCGCCCGTTACAGCATCATCAAATGCGTTATCACACGCTTCGCCACCGGATGTTTCCTGATAATCAGCGCGGAATTTGCCGTTCATCTTTTCGGCTAACGCTTCCGATGCCTTATCGTCCTTCGGTCTGAATTTAACGCTGATGCGATTCTGTCGATACTCGCCAATGATGCGATCACATTCACGGGCAATCTTATTCAGTTCAAAGCGCGGGTAATGCTCAAACCTGCCCTCATCAAACGAGTAACCAGCGTTTGTGCTACCTTCCCACTGTGCGCCGGACACCCTGACGAAACGTTGAGCCTCAATAATCTGCTCACGCATATCCTGCGTTGCTGACCAGGCATTATCAAAGTTGCACAGCACCTTGCGATGCCAGTCAGTCATCTTTTTTTCTGCCATATCAACCTACACCACAAGGAATTGAGTAACTGGAATAGTCGGGTTGCGCAGCCGACTCCGGGCAATGCATGCACATCATCAGCGCATCAGCCAGGTTAGGAGATGGAATACCGAGCTTCTGCTTCATTTCGACCTTAGTCATAAGCTCCAGCTTCCCGTTGTTATTGAATTTGCGCTGAATCTGCGTAAGTTCTGCAAACAGCTTCTCCAGCATCTTCTCGCCTATTGCTTCTTTGTCGAAACTCAGCATGTCGTCGGGGTCTGCATACTCACCGTGGACAACCGCCCGATATGTCAGATACAGCCTGTCAGCCAGCGCGTAATAGAATTGCGCTCGCTTATTGCGGAACACATCGCCAATAGTGCGAACGTTGTCGCCCTGCACGACTTCATCAGCCCATGCTCCGGCCTGATACGGTGCATCTTCATCGAACGGCGATTCGCTGCCCTTAAACATCGTGGCGGTGATTTTCTTACCGGAGAATGCTTCCGTTGTCTGTCTGCGTAGCCCGGCACCAACGCCATCGCCATCCCACAGGTAGTGGTCAGCGCCGTCTTCAATCGCCAGAGAAGTAGCCCAGTCAGCACCCTCGTTGATGTCCATCAGTAGACCTTCGGCAATGCGCTTAACCACCGAACCGTGACGCGATGCATAACCTTTAGCATCTGGCCCTGTATCTGATGGGTCATGCGCAGAGACAACAGCGCCTTTCGCTTTCCATCCGAGTTTCTTGTGCGCATCGGTTGCGGCTTCAAGCCATTCACGTTTGATGATTGCCATATCACTTGCGCTTACCGGCTCACCAAGCCAGATGTGACGATACAGTGTCGGATTTCTGCGTTTACACTCTTCCATCTCCAGCCGGAGAACTTCAGGAAAGTGCGGGTTGTCGGTGTAGTTCACCGTCAGCAGACAAATATCATCGGGAGGGTTTACTACGAATCGCTGATAGGTATCGTCGAGGATGTTCTTCGGGTTAAAGCTCACCCATATTTCAGAGAACGGCTTACGGATGGTTGGGATCAGGATATCCCACGATTCCTTTGTTACCGCTTCCGCTTCTTCCACCCAGCAGATATCAATGCCTTCGAGCGATTTAATCTTCGTCGGGTTGTTTTTTATGCCGTAGAACATGAATTCAGCATTCGTTCCGAGATGACGAATCATTGAACGCTGAATTTCAAACTCAGCCGAATACCCTTCCCGCTCTATGGTGTCTTCAAGCAACCGGATTACCGAATCGCTGATACTGTTTTGCAGTTCACGAGCGCAGAGAATACGCACAGGCTGCCGACGCGCCGCCTCAACAAGCAGCCTCGCAATTGCCCATGATTTACCGCTACCTCGACCGCCTTTGGCGACTTTGTAGCGATGCGCCTCAATGAACGGTTCAAAGATAGGATTAATCGAGGTCATTTTCCGAATAGAGTGCTCATCGGTGATGTTTCAATCTGGATTGCGCCGCCGTCTTTGCCTGTTAATTCGTGATCAACCTTGTCGCGCCATTTATCCTTCTGTCGGTTCTTAAGCCAGAAGATGGCGGCGGTTGTATCAGGCGGGTAATACTTCTCAAGCGGAGTTTCGACAATTCTGTTTTCAATAACACGAATATCGATGTCTGGAGCCACGAAGCCCATAGCGCGTTGATAAAGACGATCACTAACTTCTGCATCAGCGACGGCCTTACCCTTTTTTATGGACTCCGAAAACTTAGGATAATCAAGCTTCCACTTGTTAATAGTTGACTCACTGACTTCGAAGAAATCAGCAAGCTCTGCGTCTGTATAGCCCAGCAAGCACAGTTTGCGTGCCTGTTCGGCGTACGCCTCTTGATACTTTGTTGGGCGCGCCATGTTTATGCTCCGGTAGTGAACAGGTCTAACGCTTCCTTCGATTTACGCACCGCTTCGATAGTGCGGGTCGTGATATCTGAATTAGCGCCGCCTGACTGGAAGTGAATTTTGAATAGCTCAAGCTTCAACTCGTCAGTGCCAATGAATTGAAATGCTTCTTCTGCGGCTGCGTTCTGGTTCATGACCAGCTTGTAAATCTCTAACTGGAATTTCTGTTCTTCAGTCATGGGAATAATCTCTGCCATTGTTGGCTCCGTTTATCCGTTAAAAGGGATATCAGTTAAGTTATCCCGTGTAGGGTATAAGCCATTGTCGAGACCACTCATTGAATGGTCTCTGCAATAACCGATGTCTTTCCATCAGTCCGCCACCACAAAGAATCTTTTTTGCCATAAGGCAGGAGGTTCATCTTTCAGTGGCTGCCAGTGTTATTTCCCCACTTACTGGCTTGGGTTGTTTCGCTGTACTGCCGTTAATTAGTGACCAGAAATTAACTCCGGTTTCATTATCAAGCCCACCCGTAGATGGGCTTTGTAATGGATAGCCGTTGCTCAGTTCTCGTAATGCTTTGATTTTTCCGATAACGCAGTTTTGCGTTTGCCATCAGCACGCGATATCGAGAGTCAACTGCAGTTGCTCGCGCCAGTACTCAACATTTGCTTCAATAACCGGCTTATCCCATCGCCAGCGAGCCATCTCTCTTGCCCCATTGCTGGCTTTTGATTTCCGGTCATCGCGAATGCGACATGCTTGCTCATATTTCTGCTGCTCAGTCAGTTCACCGCGAAGCAGACTATCAATGTGCAGGTCGCACCACACAGCAAAACGAGCATCACACCAACGGGCAAATGCAACTGAAAGTTTTGGATGTAGCCACGTACCACCACCCCTGTCCTTTCGTGCCTTGCTGGTTTTTACATACCTCGATTGTGAGGGATGTAAAATTTGAGATTCTTTCCCGGTCAACGCTTCGTCTAAAGCACGAACGTATTCAAGCGTTTCTGCCAAACGCATCCAGTTATCAATGCGTTTCCCAAATCTCTCAGCAACACCTGTGACGTTGATCCAACCATCAGTGTTGAAACTGACAATTTCACCTTTGTAATTAAGTGGCACGATATTCATAACGTTTACCTACCATTTGAAATGAACCTTTGCCGCATAGGAAACCAGCCCACCGAGGCTCGCCAGCACTAACTGGTATCCTCAAAGGCCCATTCCAAAGGGGCAGGTTCGGTGTAAAAAACATGCGTTGCGGTACGCATTTATTGCAAAAAGCCCCGCATCGCGAGGCTCATTAAATGGACTTTGTGATTTGCAAAAAAATTATTTCAGGCACTGAGTCCTGATGTACTCCTGCAGGTAGTTAACCTGCGCGGTTATCTTGTCGATTCCACTTCGGAGACGGTAATAATTGAGTTCAGCATCTGCTGTAAGTCCTGGGCTTTCTCCATCGCCCATGCTGCTGGCTCCGGTCGTTGACTTTGCACAGGTGGCGGCGACTTGCAGGCGCTTACGACCAGCAGAAACATCAGCACGGAGACTTTCGATAGTCGCGTTAGCATCAGCAAGCTCCTTTGTATATCTGGCATCGAGTTCTGCTACGTCACGTTGACGCTTCTGCATATCAGAGATCGTCGCCATAGCCGAATCTAATGCCATAGCGTTTTCGTCGCGCTGTTTTTTGTATTCAATGGCTTTATTGTGGTAATGATTAGCTGACCAGACGAGAGAACCGAATAAAGTCAGGAGAAAAGCAGAAATAACCAGCTTATAGCGAAGTTTCATTAACCACCCCGCCAGCTTCTTTGAATTTGGCAATCAGACTATCGATCTTGTGTTCATACTGACCGTAGCCAGCACCGGGCAATGAAGCCCAAATATTGCTGCAACGGTCGATTGCCTGACGAATATCGCCGCGATCAATCATCGGCAAAGCGCCACGTTCCTTAATCTGTTGCAGCGCCACAGCGTCCTGGCTTTTCGGAGAGAAGTCTTTCAGGCCAAGCTGCTTACGATAGGCATCCCACCAACGGGAAAGAAGCTGATAGCGACCGGCTGCTGTTGATTTGAGTTTTGGGTTTAGCGTGACAAGTTTGCGAGGGTGATCGGAGTAATCAGTGAATAGCTCTC